AAAGGCTGGGCCAAGAGCTCGGCCTTTTTTCATATTCCCCCTTTCCCCCTTGATGGGCGCGCCTTTGTGGTGCGCCTTTCTTTTTTTGGGAGCTATGGGTTGAGGGAGTGTAAGGGCGCAGACCGCTACAGAAGGCGGAGGATGGGGCCGGCGGTTTAATCTACATTTTATTTGGGTCCTTCTGGGGATGTAGAGGCAGGGGTCGGGCAAAGCCCCGCGGGATCTCTAGCCACAGAGGGGCCTAAACCCCTTTTCCTATGCCTTGGGAGGGTATATTTGGAGCACTTGAGGTGGTGATGGTGAAGGACATCGAGAAGCAGGCAATTCAAAGCAAAGACTTAGCTCTAGTTTTTGGCTTGTCGCCCCGAAGAATTAGGCAGTTGACACAAGAGGGCGTTTTGCCCCAGGTGGCGCGTGGTAAATACATTCTAGGCGAGGCGGTCCAGGCCTACATCGCACACCTTCAGGAGAAAATACGGGAGGCTGCGAAAAATGTAGATCCGAAGGACCTGCAAAAAGAGCTCACTAGGCTGCGCAAAGCGCAGGCGGACAAAGCAGAGTTAGAGGTTGCCGAGTACCAGGGCAAATTACACCGCGCGGAAGATGTAGAGGCGGAGTGGACGGAGATGCTTTCGAACTTCCGAGCGAAGATGTTGGCGCTGCCCACGAAACTGGCTCCCATGCTGGCGATGCAGGACGACATACAGGAAGTGCAGGCGATGTTGAAGGCTGGCATATACGAAGCACTACAGGAGTTGAGCGAATATGACCCCGAACGAATCATTGCGCGAGCTCGTCAGACGCGCCGTTAAGGTCCTTGCACCGCCGCCGGATCTCACCGTGTCAGAGTGGGCTGATCGGCATAGGGTTTTATCTCGGGAATCGTCAGCAGAGCCAGGCCGATGGAAAACAGAGCGCACGCCATACCTGAAGGAAATCATGGACGCTGTGACGGACCCAAAAACAGAAAAGATCGTAGTCATGAGCTCCAGCCAGGTGGGGAAGACGGAACTGCTTTTGAACGTCATCGGCTATTTTATCGACCAGGACCCGTCACCAATTCTGCTCTTACAGCCTACGCTGGAGATGGCGGAGGCATTTTCGAAAGACAGACTTGCCCCGATGCTGCGGGATACACCTGCCTTAAAGGGAAAAGTGAAGGATCCTCGCTCACGAAACAGTGGGAACACTCTGCTACATAAGCAGTTCCCAGGCGGACATATCACCATGGCGGGGGCAAATTCTCCCGCGTCGCTGGCCTCGAGGCCGATTCGAATATTACTTGCCGACGAGGTGGACCGCTACCCCATATCAGCAGGAACAGAGGGCGACCCTCTCACTCTTGCAGAGCGGAGGACCTCGAATTTCTGGAACAGAAAAAAGATCTTCGTGAGCACGCCTGGGGTGAAGGGCCTCTCGCGCATAGAGGCAGCATATGAGCTATCTACCCAGGAGGAATGGTGTCTGGCCTGTCCTACGTGTGGTGAATACCAGCCCCTGAAATGGGCACAGCTACACTTTGAGGACCTGACACACGAGTGTGCACATTGCGGCGCCAGGCACACAGAGACCGAATGGAAACGTCAGCCCGGGAAATGGGTTGCAAAACTGGAGAACATAGGCACTCGTGGTTTCCACCTGAACGCTCTTTCGTCTCCGTGGAAGACGTGGAAGGAGATAGTTGAGGAGTTTAAAGAGGCCAAGAGGATCGGCCCCGAAGGCCTCAAGGCATGGGTAAACACAATCCTGGGCGAGACATGGGAAGAGGAGGGTGACACTATCGAGGAAGAGGCTCTCGCGGAACATGCAGAGCACTACGGAGCGGAAGTTCCGGACGGTGTGGTGGTGCTCACCGCAGGCGTGGATACGCAGGATGACAGGCTAGAGGTCGAAGTGGTCGGCTGGGGCCCCGGGAAAGAGTCATGGAGCATAGAATATCGCACTTTTTACGGCGATCCGGGGCAGTCGGCTGTATGGAGCCAGCTGGACGACTTTCTGCAGCGGTACTGGTCGAAGGCCGACGGCACACAGTTGGGCATCTCCTGTACGTGCATAGACTCTGGCGGCCACTTTACGGATCAGGTCTATCAGTTCTGCGCAAAACGGGAGCATCGCAGGGTGTTTGCCATAAAAGGCCGAGGTGGGACTGGGCATCCTATTTTAATCGGGAAGCCTACACGAAACAACAAACACCGTGCCGCGCTGTTCCATATCGGCGTAGACACTGTGAAGGAGCTCTTTTTCTCTAGGCTGAAGGTCGAAGATCCTGGCCCGGGATATTGTCACTTTCCGGCAGGATCCGATAGAGGCCATGATAGATCATATTTCTTGGGCCTCACATCAGAGAAAAAGGTACTTCGCTACAGGAAGGGGCGACCGTACATCGAATGGATTAAACGGTCCTCCAGCATACGCAATGAGGCGCTGGATTGCCGCGTATATGCGACGGCGGCGCTTGAAATCATCAACCCCGACCTGAAGAAGCTGGCGGAACAAAAGGCGGGGGTAATGGAACAGAAAAAACCCATGACGGCATCTAGAACGCGGGGGCGCAGGGTGCTGAGTAGAGGGGTGAGGTGATGATATATGGCTACATGGACGCTTGAAGAGGCACAGAAGCATCTAGATGCATGGCTGGCGGCAGAGTTGGCGCTGGCAACGAGTCAATCGTACAAGATGGGCGATGTTACCTTAACCCGGGCCGATCTAGCTACGGTAAAGGATCGCATAGACTTTTGGCGCCGCGAGGTGGCAGCACTCACGGCAGGGAAAGGTTCAGGCCCGAGAGTATATAGGGCGATACCGAGGGATCTGTGATGAAGATGAGCATATTAGACAGGGTTAAACGGATATTTGCGGGCAAACCAGAGCCCAGGAGGGTCTGGAACAAGGGATATGACCAATATGGTGCCAGCACGACCAAAAAAGTGCTACGGGGCTGGTCCACGAAGGCGGGAGATCCTGACGAGGACATCACGAAAAACCTGCCAAAACTGCGGGAGCGCTCCAGAGACCTATGGATGGGTGTGCCTCTTGCTACGGGGGCCCTGCGTACTATTCGCACCAACGTCGTCGGTGCTGGTCTGATTCCGAACGCGATGGTCAGGGCGGATATAGTGGGGCTTTCCGAGGAGGAGCGAATTGCATGGGAGAGGCGGGCCGAGAGCCTCTGGAATTACTGGTCGGACAGCACCGAGTGTGATATCCGGAGACTCCATACCATGGGTACTCTTCAAGGGTTAGCTTTTGTGTCCATGCTCATGAATGGCGACGCCTTCGTGCTCCTGCCATACGTAGAGGAGAAAGGATCCATGTTCGGACTGAGGGTCAGGCTTATCGAGGGTGATAGAGTGATGGATCCGAAAACGAAGCCACAGGGAAAAGATATCCTTGGTGGTGTGGAGGTAGACGACAGCGGGAGGCCGGTAGCGTACTACATCGCCAGCAAGCACCCAGGCGGAAGTGGATCGTCGAACATAGAGTTTCAGCGTGTCGAGGTGTTCGGAAGCAAGACAGGTAGGCGCAACATCCTGCACCTGATAGATCCGGAGCGCATAGAGCAGAGGCGAGGAGTTCCCGTCCTGGCTCCTGTAATCGAGGCTTTGAAGCAGTTGGGGCGTTATACGGAAGCGGAGCTTGTTGCGGCGGTGGTGAGTGGCTTTTTCACCGTGTTTGTGAAGTCTTCCTCTCCACTTGATGCATTTGCGCAGGCCTTCAGCGAGTCAGAACAGGTAGACGCAGGCGACAGCGGGACATTGGAGCTCGGAAACGGGGCAATTATAGGCCTCGCTCCTGGAGAGGATATACAGATAGCTGATCCAGGCAGGCCCAATAACAATTTTGAGGGCTTTGTTACCGCTATATGCAAGCAGGTGGGGGCGGCGCTGGAGCTCCCATATGAGGTGCTCATAAAGCACTTTTCGTCAAGCTATTCAGCGTCGCGAGGGGCTCTGCTGGAGGCATGGAAGATGTTTAAAGCGCGGCGATCATGGTTGGTTTCGTCCATGTGTCAGCCGATATATGAGGCTTTCATATCTGAAGCAGTTGCCCGGGGGTATTTAGAAGCACCCGGGTTTTTTGATGACCCATTGGTCCGATGGGCATATACCCGGGCTGAATGGTACGGCCCATCGCAAGGCCAGCTTGATCCGTATAAAGAGGTGCGGGCTGCCAAGATCCGAGTTGATGAGGGCTTCTCAACCCGCGCAAAGGAGACCGCCGAGCTTTCTGGAGGCGATTTCGACCTATATATGGCGCAGCGGGCGAAAGAGGAGCAAATGAGACGCGAGGCAGGGCTTGTGACAGACACTACGGCCAATGATGCGGCCGACGACGTGGTCGATGAACAGGAGGGATAGTATGAAATTTTGGATGTTCAAAGCATTGTCGGCCGATGCGGCCGAGTTGCTTATTTACGGGACAATTGGCGACACGGAATGGGACGACGTAGACGCGAAGAGCTTTTTCCGGGAGCTGAAATCGCTTGGAGATGTCAGAGAGATCACGGTGAGGATAAACAGCCCAGGCGGTGACGTTTTTACTGCACAAGCCATCTACAACCAGCTTAAGACACACCCTGCGAAGGTGACGGTGTATATCGATGGGCTGGCAGCCTCCGCGGCAAGCCTCATCGCGATGGCGGGCGACTGGGTTGTTATGCCGGCCAATGCCCTCATGATGATCCATAACCCACAAACGCTCGCCTGGGGCGACGCTAATGACCTTCAGAAAGGCATAGAGGTCCTCGAGAAGGTGAAGGAAACAATGCTTGAGGTGTATCAGGCAAAGACGGGGCTCGACAAGGAAACCTTGTTGGAGTTGATCGACGATGAGACGTGGCTCACCGCCGAAGAGGCGGTCGAGTGGGGTTTTGCTGATGAGGTTGCAGAGGCGATGCAGATGGTTGCATCGCTGGATGGTAAAAAGCTGGCTATCGAAACCGCTACAGGCAGGAGCGAGATTTCTTTCAGAGGGGAGGTGCCCGGTGAGGTTGCGCAAGTGCTAAAGCACCAACAAGTGAAACATAAGCAAAAGGGAGGTAGCGAAAAAATGGAGATACAGAACATCCATGACCTAGAGGCCGCGTATGCAGATCTGGTGAAAGAGATACGCGCGGCAGCTCTAGAGGAGGGCGCGAAAAGAGAGCGCGAGAGGATTAAGGCTATAGCCGAGCTGGCTATTCCAGGAGTAGAGGACATCATAGAGAGAGCACAGTTTGAAGAGCCGATGGCTCCTGAGGCGGTAGCGATGGAGATAGTGAAGGCACAGAAAGCGAAAGCCCAGGCGTTCCTAGAGGACGTAAAGGCAGACGCAAAAGATCTCGAAAAGGTTAAGGCCTCTGCCCCTGATGTGGATGCAGAGGAACAGGAAAAACAGAGGATCCTCGCCGCAATGGTGAGGGGATTTCAGAGAAAAAACTAGAGAGGTGAACGGAAATGGCAGAAACCTATACTCCCAAAAATCTTTTTGCGGGCAGCGTTATGCCCTTTGTGACCGATAGCGTAATCATCGCATCAGGACAGTCCCTATCTGCTGGCGCTGTTCTTGGAAAGGTGACCGCAACCGGAAAGTACGTCCTGGTGGACAGCACGGCTTCAGATGGAAGCGAAAACCCCGTGGCGATTCTGGCTGTAGATGTAGACGCCAGCGCGGCAGATGTCACCGCGCCTGTGTACCTGACCGGCGAATTCAACGCTGATGCTCTCACTTTTGGTGGAACGGATACAGCCGCCACTCACAAGGACGCACTCAGGGCCCTTGGAATCTTTTTGAAGAGCGTCGCATAGCGCTCTGTATTTGAATTTGGAGGTGTATAGAAAATGGCAATAAATATGTTTGAAACCAGGACCATGCTGCAGGCGTTGGAGCAGATGCCGAAGCCAAAGACGTTCTTGCGTGATATGTTCTTCGCAGCAAATGTGGAGTATTCTCCCACCAGCAAGGTGGACATAGACATCGTAAAGGGCCGCAGGCAGATGGCTCCATTTGTTTCCCCTGTAATGGAGGGGAAGGTGCTCGCTAATCAGGGTTTCACTACGAACACTTTTGAGGCTCCTCTCCTGAAGCCAAAAAAGAAAACCTCTGCCGAGGACATTTTGAACAGACTTCCTGGCGAGGCACTTTATAGTGGCATGTCTCCCGACGAGAGGGCAGCGGTTAAGCTAGGAAAGGACCTCGCGGAGCTAAACGATGCTATAGACCGCAGAATCGAATGGATGTGTGCGCAGGCGCTTTTCAACGGCAAGATAGCGGTAAAAGGCGACGGCGTAGATTATGAGATAGACTTTGGAGTTCCCTCCGAGACACTTACGGGTGCTGCTCTTTGGGATGCTGAAGGATCCAACCCAATCGACAGCTTGAGGGACTTTTTTGCGGAGGTAGTGAAGGCCTCCGGCGTAAATCCCGATACTGTCATACTTGCTGAGGACGTAGTGCCTTACTTCCTGAATCATTCTGCGGTGAAGGAGCTGTTGGACAAGAGGCTCATCAACACCGGTCAGATAGACCCGAGACAGCTTCCCAACGGCGCAACATATCTTGGCTATCTCAATGAGCTGGGCATGAACATATACAGCTACCTGGATTGGTACGTAGACGAAAACGGCGATACTCAACCCATGATTCCGAGCAAAAAGATACTGGTTGGATCCACCAGAGCCCAGACCGTCATGAATTACGGTGCTGTCACAATCAAAGACGACAACGGAGAGATGGTCACGTACATGATAGACAAAGTGCCTCATTCCTGGGTTTCCGATGATCCTGTGGTGCGCTGGGTTCAGCTCATGTCCAGGCCTCTCCCCGTTCCAACCCAGGTTGACGCATTCTATGTTGCACAAGTCATCTCATGATCCGAGCTCTAGGGCGCATCCGCACACCGGATAGACTTTATGAGGCTGGGGAGGTAATCCCTGGCCTCGTTTTTTCAGAAGAGGAGAGGCTGATAGCCATAGGTGTCGCGGAGCGTATTGAGGAAGAAAAAACAGAGCAACCACCGCAACCCAAAAAGAGTGCGCAACCTAGAAAAAAGAGGCGAAAGAAATGAGCTTCCAGGAGCAGGTAGTGAAGGATATGCTGGCAATATTAGGGGCTGCTGGGCAGGATGGTCTAGTTGAAACTCTGGCCGTGAACGGCGCCACAGAAGTTTCAGGGTTCGTTTCCAGGGAGGCCTCACCACAGAAGGGGAATGAAATAAGCTCAGATGGGTGGGCTGCAAGGGCGAACATCTTTATCGCGGCGGACGCACTCCCCACGAAGCCACAGAGAGGCGACATGATCGAGGATAGCTCTGGCGCCACGTGGCGGGTTATTGCTGTGACACCTTTACCCGGCATATATCAGATGTCATGCGTGGCAGATGAGAACCCTTGGGGCTAGGGGGTGAAGCCTATGGCTACGACGGTTCAGGTCATTGATGAGGCCTCCCCTTGGTTAGAGTGGGCGACTCAGGAGTTTCCCGATTTCACTCGGTCGGCATTGAAAAGCACAGGTTGGTGGCTGTCGCGGGAGATAAAAAAGGGCATCCGGTCAGGGGCACCTGGCGGGAGGCCGTACAAACCGAGGTTGCCTGCGAAGAAGAGGCGAGAGCTAGAGAAAGCCTTCGGCGGCCGCGTAAAGAGGTCTTATCCATGGATGGGGCAGTTGTCGCGGGCCGTGGGGTACCAGTACAGAAAGAATGAGAATGCTGTCGTTGTGGGCCCTCTGAGTGTGAGCGCCGTTCGACTGTTTCAGAAGCATGAGGCGGGCACTTCATACCCCGTGACAAAAAAGACACGGAGAGCGTTTGCAGCGGCAAAGATCCCGCTGGCGAAGGGTAAAAAGTTTATCCGGCTGCCCAAAAGGCCCACAATAGAGCCGGTATATGACGCCTATCATGACAAAATAGCCCCGCACATCGAAGAAAAGATATGGAGCTACATCGCAGGAAAGAAAATCAAGCCACGGAAGTCAAAGCGGCGCTATACCGTGGTGGCCAGGTGGCTGTGAGGGGGTGTGTAGGTGGATTTTATAGAGCTTGCGCTGGATATTCTGAAGCAAATACAGGCCAATGGGGCCGTGCGAAATTGGGCAACGGCTACGTATGGCAGAGATCTGAAGTATTTTGTCGGCGTTGGGGGGACCTCTGCGACCGCGCCGACGGAAAATGACGTGCCCTTTGTGATTGTTACGGAGGGCAGTGTCACCAGAAGCATCGCAGGAGGGGCAGGCTCCGCTACGGTAGTGCTAGGGTGGGACGTCACGGCCCAGGGGCAGACAGAGATAGACGGCATAAAGGTCCTTTCGGGGAGCGTGACGTCGAACGACCTAGGCGAGCTGATCGCGGACGCGATACCCAAAGTGACGGCATACTACACCGTGGACAGTATAGAGATAGAGCCTGCAACAACGGAAGAATGGGGGCCCAGATTTCCCGGGCTCATGACAATATCACTAACTCTCAGGTAAAAGGAGGAATGACACGTGGCGAACGTGCTCAACCCAAACGACATCATCATAGGGACTGGTCGTCTGTATATAGATGGTGTCGATGTAGGACAATTGGAGGGTGAGGTCACATTCACCCATGGCAAATCGTACTATGAGAAAAAGGCAGGGTTTCCTGCATCGACGATCATAAAGATACTCCAGGAGGAGACCTGCACCACTAACGTTTCTCTGCTTGAGGCCAACCTCGACAGGCTTCGCACTCTCATCGACGAATATGCAGCATATACGCAGAACGCAGGCACTGCCAGCGTCACTGCTGAAGAGGTCGTTGTATACGCAAACAAAAACACCAAACTTGCACATGAGTTCTTGACAGGGACAATCACAGTGACTGATGCCGCAGACAACCCTCTTACAGAAGGCACGGATTATTACATCGACAGAGTGGACGGCCAGATATGCAGGGTAGCTTCATCGGTGAACATCGCAGACGGCGACACCGTTAAAGTCTCATACGACTACGTCACTTATGACGAGGCAGGGTTTGGCTTCGGCGGATCTGGAACAGAAAGCACCGAACATCAGCTAGTGTTCGTACATAAGCGGAGGGATGGCAAGTATAGGGTTATCAAACTGTGGAAGGCTAAAATTGGCGGCGACTTCGTGCTCGGATTCAACGACAGCGACGTCAGCCCCATAGAACTGGAGATCACCGCCGTGGCAGACTCTACAAAATCTGCCGGCATGCAGTTTGGTGTGGTATATGAGACCGATACTCCCCCCTTCGGTGGGTGGTAGGTGATAGCGCATGAAGGACTTTCCTAGACCAAAGCCTGTGAAGGTCAAGATCTTTGGTGAGGAGCACAACCTGCACCGCTTGACCCGGCAGGACGTTTTGGAGCTGGCGGAGGTAATAACCAACACACTCAGCGAAACAATTATGCAGATGACTGATGGTGGGGTGGCCGTAGCCGATGCGGTGAAGGCCGCCATCAGCAGCGGTGGCCCCGCCATGGATACATTGCTTCGGCTGAGTTTTCCTACGTTTCATGAGTGGGGCGAGCTGCCCATGAAATATGAATTGGCACTCTTGGACGTGATCTGGGATGAGAACGACATGGGCGGCATTATTGAGGATTTTTTAGCATTGATGGGGAAGATGGCAAAAGCCGGAAAACGGATCGCAAGCATGAGGACGAGCTAGAGTGGCCGATGTTGCTGTTAGCCTTGCGCAGTTTCGGCATAGACGAGGAGGAGTTGTTCTGCCGAATGACGTACTGGCAGAGCAAGGGATATATCCAGGCTGTTTTCCCCACGATGGCAAAACTGGCACAGTTTAAGGCGGGGAGCATTCTTTCTGAGATGTTCCCAGGAGACGAGAAAAAAAGAAAGCTGAGAGGAGATCATACGGCAGACGATTTAGTTCATATGGGGTTATTTGGGAGGGGCGGGGTATAAACCCGCCTCTCTGTTTGTGAGGTGTAGGCGATGGCAAGCAAAAAGGTGCAAATCAAGATCAGCGCAGAAGCCCAGGAGGCTGTGCGAGTGCTCAACAACACCGGCAAAAGCCTGGTTAAGTTTGGCACACAGGCTCAAAAAATAGGGCAAGGCCTGAATAGTGTCTTTAATCCGCTTATGAAGGCGCTGGTGGGCATAGGTGCATCCATTACCGGCGCGACGTCCGCTATAGCCGCATCCGCTCTTTCTATCGGCGGTTCCTTCGAGGATTCTATGCTGAAAGTGAAGGGCGTTGCCAATGCCAGTAACGAGGAGTTTCAGAAGCTAATCGAAAAGGCCAGGCAGCTAGGGGCTGACCTGCCCGTTTCTGCACAGGAAGCAGCGGACGCCATGTATGCCATGGCCTCTGCTGGCATGAGTGTCGGTGAGATCCTCGACGGCATAAATGGGATAGTGGCTCTCAGTATATCCCAGGGGCACGACCTGGCGGAGACGACCGGCATAGTGGTGAGCACTTTGAGTGCCTTTGGGATGGATGCCAGCGAGACTGGGCGCATTGCGGATATATTCTCGAACGCGATCAGCTCATCGCAGCTCAACATGGAAAAGCTCGGCTATGCCATGCGGTACGCCGCACCTGTTGCGCATAGCCTTGGAATTTCGATAGAGGAAACTGTAGCGGCCATGGAGGCACTAGCAAATGCTGGCCTCAAGGGAGAACAGATAGGCACATACCTGCGGGGTATTCTCACCGTGTTCACCGACCCCTCAGCAGAAGCACAGAGGGCCCTGGACGCCTTGGGCGTATCTATCCGGGACGCGCAGGGGAATATCCGAAACTTCATCGATATTTTGCAGGATATGAAGGCGGCAGGCGCTGGGGCGGAGGACTTCGCGAAGATATTTGGACGGGAGCTCTCATCGGCAGGCGCTATTCTTGTTTCCGCCTCTGATAGTCTCGAACAGCTCGAACAGGGGCTCATGAAGGTAGGGCGAACACAAGAGCTCCTGAATGAGCAGATGGGCAGTTTTAAAAACATAGTCAAGGCGGCAAAAAGCGCGGTGGAGGAAAACCTGATCGTCGTGTTCGACGGCATTCAGGAGAAAGCAAAGAATGTGGTGAGCGGTTTCCGTGAGATAGCCACCACGTTCGCCGAGTGGAACAAAAAGACACAAGCCACCGCGAAGATTATAGAGGCGTTTTTCCAGGGGCTAGGGCTTGGAGAGGTCTCTGCTCAAAAGCTACAGGAAGCCCTAGACAAGGTAGATATAGACGCGTTGGCAGAGAAATTTAGGAAGGCAGGCCAGGGTGTTGCGGCGTTTTTCGCCAGCCTCAAAGAGTTGGCGTCAAAAATTCCATGGGGATTCATAGCCTCTCATTTGGACACCATCACAACAGTGATTGTGACAGGTTGGGCGGCAGGCAAGATTGCCACAATCGCGGGCAGCGTGGTTCTTCTGGGGAAAGCCTTTGGAACCCTAGCAACGTCGCTGAAGGCGGTGGCGGCAGCAAATACGGTCTCTGGGTTGAGCGGACTGGCTGCGGTTCTTCCGTCACTAGGAGGACTGGCCGCAGCACTCGGAGGGGCCCTCACATATATCCTAGCCAATCCGGACGAAATAGACGAGGCTACAGAGAGCATAGACCTAATGAAGGCGGCCGTGGAGGGCGACGTTGAGGCTTTAAAGCAGCTACCTCCAGCCATGCAGGAATGGATCCAGGCGACCAGCGCCGCATACAAGGACGCAGAGGAGAAGACGAGGGACACCACAGACGCTGTTAAACAGGCACTCGAAGGCATCAAGGAGATACCCCAAGAGTTCGCCACGGTGGTCCAATCTGCCGCAGCGGTTTATGAAAAAGCAGGCGACGCGGCGGCGAGGGTAATGCGACAGTTTGGAGATGACGTGAAAAAATACCTAGCCAAGTCGGGCGAGGATGGAGCAAAGGCTCTCGTGGATGCCTTCGCAGATGCTGGAGAACAAACGCAAGAGGTGGTCAGAAAGATCGTCGATATGGCGAGCAATCAGGAAAGCCCGACGGCGCCGACCAAGAGCTATGCCGACAGTGTGAGCGCCGCCGTTAATCAGGCCATCAGAGACTTTGCGGTGTATGCCGTTGACATGGTCGAAAAGACCCAAGAGCTGAAAACGAAGTTTGGGCTCTCCGGCCAAGAGGCAGGCGAAGCGCTGAAATCCAGCCTTAATGCGAAGATGCAGAAAATCATATCCGATCTGACCACGAAGTTCGACAATCCTGCCCTGAAGGCCGCATTTGAAAAGGCTTTCACGGACCTCGCGACTAAGTCCGGAGATCCGTTCGTAAAAACGCTCAAAAAGTACATGGACCAGGCTCTCGGTGATGTTAGCTCGGTCACAAAAACCATCGAGGAGCAGCTACAGGAAGCACTCACGGGAGCAAAGGCTCAGTATGGCGGCGAGTGGCAAGTATCATCGGTCATTTCTGAAGATGAGAACAGTAAAGTGGTACAGATTACAAACGGAGTTCTATATCTCGGACAGGCGCTAGAGAAAGCAAAGACGGCGACGCAGGATATATCATTCGACTCTTTGGTGAGGTCCATTACCGCGATTAAGCCACAGATAGAGGGAATGCTGGCGAACATAGACACATCCAAAATGACACAGGACGTAGCGCAGGCCCTGGGTTCCCTCACTGCTCCCGCACAATCGGCGAGCAAGGCCATAGGCGACAATCTTTATTCCGGCATTATGGATGGAATTAACAGGGCCGTCCAGGAGGCAAAGCAGAAGCTGGCATCCTTGAGCGCGCCACAACCGGCTACGGCGGGCGGATCCGTCACAAATGCCATGAGAGGTGAGCTGTGATGGCTTTTACACTAGGCGGAATAACACTCGACTTTCCACCTACACCAGATCACTACAGAGTGGCATATCGGATCGTGAAGGGGCGGGAGGCAACGTCGCTCTCTGGGAAACCCCTATCGTTGGGTGTGGTGAGAAAAAAGACGTGGACACTCACGTTTTATCCTGGCGCCCAATACGCAGACATCATAGCCCTCGTCGGGACAGAGACAACGTTCACAGACCATGACGGGAATTCATATACGGTAGCGGTGATGGGAGAGCCTGAGGTTTCACAGTATCCCATAGATTCCATCGGGCTCATCACGTTGACCCTGCGGGAGGTGTAGATATGCAGATTTACGGACCAGACAAAGATTTGTCTTCCGACCTAATATATGCTCTCTCGAACGGCTTCAACACAATAAGGTCAATTGGGGCTTGGGGGGAGTTTTGTATCCCCGCCGATGCCTGGCTATGGATCTCGCAAAACGAACGCGACAAGGTTATAGGAGTGTTAGAGTATGGCATTTTAAACAACCGAACAGAAGAACAGCTATACGGGGCGCCTCGCCTGGGGCTTTTTGCATACATATATGCCATGTGCATGTTTTGTTTGTATTGTTCGAGGAAGCACTGGATAAAGGCTAATGTAGCGTTTGACATTGTGCGTGAGCTCACGGAACTGTGGGGCGTTCCCCGCTCTGCGTTGTTCTTCATTGAATTGGATGCAGCGTTGGTGCGGGGAATGCTGAGAAGCCCATTCGATTCCACCACGCAATATTGGACTGCGAACAGGTTTAAATGGGGGGTGGACTCAGACTATGGCGCCAAAAAAATCAATATGATTTTTGGTAAAATGGAGGAAGAATACCCTGATAGCTATTTTGTCCAAGGCGACTGCATTGAAATTAGGCGGAATGATTATGTGCTTGCCCCGATGGCCAGTTTTGTAGCTGACCATCGGTATAGTAGCACATCTTCTATGAATATTTTGCCACTCAACTCACACGATAGGGGGTTCCCCGTGGGGGTCTTATCGTGGCCGGCATATAGTCATTATCAGTCGTGCGATTTGTATCGTGCGACTGGGTTCGACGTGCTTTCAATATATTACGAAGGGGGGGCGTAGAATATGATGCTGGAGAAAGTTTTATCCCAAATCCTTCTGACGGGGATTTACCGCCTGCATAAATGGAACCGCATTCCTATTGCGTTCCCCCTAGATTTTCAGGCTTTCGCATCAACAAACGGCTTGCCGTACAGGCTCGCTGATAGTATATACCAATACCTTATGGCTAGGCCATATTATAAGGAGCTCACACTCGAATACAATCCAACCAAATGGAGGGTCCCAAGCAATTGGGATGTGGTGGATTTTTGTGCTTTATATGCGATGATTTATACCTTTTCTATGTGGCTTGCATGGGTCAAGCACAGCAATCTATTGACTGCTAGTATGGAGGATATTTATGCCTCCATACAAAAATGGGGGCTATCATATATTGATGTGCCTTTTGACGTAGAAACACTAGCACCTGGAGAAGACCCATTTTTCCCAGATGGAGCAACAATAGGTTCTATCGGGAGTTATGCTGATTGGACGCCTCGAGTAATGATTGGGAATACAGCAGATTATGAGGCGTGGGCATATTCGGGGATAAGCTATGTGCAAACGCCACAGAGCACGCGGTTGTCGGTTGCGATATATCACCTCATGAAAAACAAAACCACGGGCAATTTTGAACAGATTGCGATTGTGTGTTCAAGTGGGGTCACAACAGACACCGATGATATTCACTTTAGTTGGCTATATCCTGATCCAGAAGGGGGTGATTATCTTCGTGACGAAGAAAATATCGCCATATCATCTACAGTCACGCCACAATATCAGGGCGTTTTGGCAGATGGGGTGACCCGTTGTGAAATTCTAGATGGGGTTATAACCTTTTCTACCTTCGGGGAGATGACAGGGACAATCACTATAGCAGGGGCAAGCGGGGTCCAGGGCGATGCAATAACAATTCAGAAAGGGGACCAAGTGGTCGCGCAGGGGATAATAACAGGGATTATAGAGGATGTGGCGACTGGCATAAACACGATTCATATTGCGGATCCCGTGACTGCCAGCGGAGGCAAGGCTGTATATTCCAGCGGGAATGCCATTACGGCGCTTCAGGAAGCCATAGAGAATGCTGGCGGCACATTCAGCACCAGCATGACTACATCAGAGACTGTCTTTTACCCTGGAGAAGAACAGGATTTCTGGCAGTTCGCACGGTGTGTGTGTTATGCGGTTGGCGGCGTATTGCAATATACCTGTGAGGGCATATACCGGTTACTCCCTTATGCAAATGAACATACCATAACCGATGATGTCATTATTGCGGACGATGCCCCCACAATAGAAGAAGCCCCAAGCGAATACGCGAACGCAGTAGTTGCATCGGTGGATGCCTCTTGGACAGAAGAAACATCTGCAACCACCACAGAAACATATTCATTAGGGGATGCAACGTATACAATTGTTCGCATCGGAGAACAAGTGCAAAGTGAAAAAATCACTTTTGGAGATGCTGAAACGCATATTACGTACTCATATAACCCCGAAGGGTATATGGTGCAAAAAACTATTACAGAGGAAGGAGCTGGGTTGGGGGCAATAAAGAAGCAAAGCGAAATAACGTGGTCGTCTATACAGAATGACGGGAATAAATATGATGTATCCGAAATTCATGAGGAATGGACATATTGCAAACTATATAACAACGACAGTGGCACATTTTACTCGACATGGGTCCCCATTAGCAAGGTTACAAGAGAATGGAAAGTAGACATGGGCGGAATAGCTACATATACAGAGGAAATATGGGGGAAAGACCCGCTTTTTGCTGGCAATCCCAACATATCTACAGATTTATATCCGGAATTAGGTGAATTGGTCCCTCAATATAAATATGTCGGCGCCGTGATTGTGGATCCAGAAGCAGGGCCATTGGCAGGCAAAGGCTCTGCGAAAAAGTATGCGTATACGCATAACGGGTTTGATGATGCAGGGGGCTATGTAACCGGCACGGTGGGATGGGTGGGGCAAGGAGCAGAAGAGCGACAGGCGTCATTCCCGCAGCTTGAAAAAGCGCAACAGGTGGAAACCAAATCGGTTCGATGTGTTTGTGAGGCCCACGACGCTGCGTCCATGCAATACATGGGCAAAATACAGTATGACGCAGAGGCAATTGCATTGGCTACGGACAGTGGGGTGCAGGCTTTTGCGAAAGGGGTTTTGCGCGAGAAGGCCCGGGTGAAGCATGCCGAGATATCTATATCTGCCGACCTTGTGGTTTCCCCGCATGATCATATTACATGGAGATGGGAAAAGTGGCACGTCGACAGCGCCACGATCAACCTGGAGCGACATGCAACAACATTGCGCATCTCAACAACAAGCTCAATATACCGTCTCCAGGGGGGGATGTCGCAAATACCTACCACCTGGGTGAGCGACATTAAGCAGGCGATCCTAAAACGATCACGAATAAACGAAAATATCGCCAAAGGCAAAGTGGTAGCGTGCAGCGGGCGCAATAGATACATTGTGATGTTGGGGTGATGTCATGAAGGGCAAGCAAATAGTCGTTAAGGCGAATGGGGGACAATATAAAATAGGAGCCGATGTATTGGTTGCGCGGCCTTCAGGGAAAAACAAAGAATGGGTCATTATCTCTCAAGAGAAAGAGCGGGGGATAACAGTTTTGCCTGCCGAAAATGTCCCAATTACTCCCTATAAGATGCCTGAAGACCCAGGGGAACCGTATGTTTTTGTAGCGGACGCACAGTGGAATAGCCCCCAACATAGCGATATTGTGTCATGTAAGGCGGCATATACAGACAAAACAAGGACGCCTAATATACGGTGGACACGTATGCCCACAGAGATCTGGGGGCGCAACTGCTCTTTCTCTTTGCGCTATCAAGCGTCCGCATACCTGAAAATGGTAACGACACCCATGCTTCCACCAGACCAAACGTCGGGATGGGCGGGTGTAGGGAAAACACTATGCAGGTTTTGGGTGGGGCCGCTTATGATCTCCACAGAGGTGGCTGCCGTACAGCACACAGGTGATCCTCCGGCGCTGTCTATATTCCGGTTTGCTGGCATATATACCTCAAACCCCGATACGCTCGAATATACCCCCATTTGGGAAAGCAGCATGTCTCCATGTTTGGACGAGGAGCAGGTTGCTGCAGGTAGCATTCACGAGTGTTCTGTTGACTTTTCATGCGACATCACAGTCGAAGCGGCGCAAGATGCTGTCATCGTGCATTGTGGCGAACATGGGGGAGACATCACGTTGTCGAGTTGTAGGTTTGAGGCGGATGAAGTCGCCGAGTATGTGCATTGGGGGGAAAATCAGCATCCATTTGTGCAGGCTGGATATTATCCGGAGGCGGCAGTAACAGGGACGCGCTCAGAGGTAATCGCAACAGCAGCCCCCCCAGGTGCGGGGCACTACAATGTAAACACACACGATTGGGAAATATCTCCAGACTGGTATCCCCCAACAGACGGATGGACGTTTAAAGGGAAGTGCTATGTAGAATTAGATAGTGTCAATATAGTGGGGTAACACATAAAAGGAGGGAATAAAAATGCATACATACAAAAACGTCACTCTCACTGTGCATAGACGTCTGATCGAAAAATGCAGCATTGTCGGCGGTTCTTGGAGTGCATCGACAGGATACAGTATCCCGGTAGTCTTCCATCTGCCGGATCAGCCATATTCATTCAGTTGGACGCCACCGTACTAAAAGCGAGGATAAAAAGTGTGTATCAATAGGGGCCTTTTACGGGCCCCTAATTCTATTCCAACAGAAAGGGGAAGGTAGCAATGCCTACGTACAAGAATGAAACAAACGGCGTGATTGTGTTTGGGGGGGTGAAGTGGAACCCCGGAGAGGAGAGAGCGGTCAATATCTATGTTCCATATAGCACTCTGGGACTCACGAAGACCTCCGACTCTCCTTCGGTTGCCTCGCCTGTCCTGTACTGTCAGGCAGTGACGCTTGAGGCGGGGGTGCCGCAGACTATCGAGGTTCCCTGGGGCGCTGACTATATCAGCATATCGGCCCATGTTGAGTCAGGTCAGACTGCGACCATGACTATCGGTGACACGGGGCCGAACATAATCATTAATGATGCTGCGGGGAAATATATATCTCCTCAGGGGGGCTTTAAATGGACTAAAGCAAGCAAAATAACCCTCAGTTCCGATGCGGGGGCAACGGTATATCTACTTGTGGAGGGGGTGTAGTAAATGCCGTATGAAGTTATTAATGCAGGGGGAACTACCAACGCCGACACCGTAGACGGCTACCATGCATCATCATTTCTTCAAGCTTCTTCATATACTGCTTCCGATGTTTTAACAAAGATAAAAACAGTGGATGGCGCCGGTAGTGGATTAGATGCAGATAAAGTAGATGGTTTCGATGCGAGCCAAACCCCTGGACCAAATACAATTCCTGTTGCAGATTCTACTGGTAAGTTAAATAAAGGGTGGATTCCTGTTGCTGAAATTATGAGTCCAAGATTTTATGTTGATGCAGTAAACGGAAACGACAACAACGATGGAAGCCAAAACGCACCTTTTGAAACTTTGCAAAAAGCTTTTGATAGTATACCTTTTGGTGGAAGAGGAGTGATAGTCCTTTTGTCTGATATAGTTTTAAATAAAGATGTAACAACTGGTGAGAATAAGTTTATCGTATTAGATCTTAATAATCACAAGATTAGCACTTCTGTTTATATATTTGGAGATAGTTATGCGATATACAGTGTAATAATACAGTCAGGAACAGTTTTGCGTATTCTGTTACGTGACTATGGTGTACTTGAAACTCCAAATATACCTACAGACAGACCTATTAGTCCTATGAGAGCGCTTCTAAGTTTTCATTTTCATGAGGTTTGTGTTAACGCAGGCATAGCCTTTCATATAGGTAGTCGGTCTGGAACATCATGGGCGGAAATTCGGGACAATACAAGGTTAGTTTCTGTATGGCATTGGTCGAACAGTAGACCATCAGGAATCTTTGTTACTTTGTTTCCACACTACAACAGAATACTGAACCTGTACGGAAGTAACTCTTACTATGTTGACTTTCAAGGAGCAGTTGGTGGAATTTACTCAGCAATATATAACGATGGTTTTAGCGGATATATAAGAAGAAACGAGGTTAATATTTCAGTTA